TCAACTGTTAAATAAATTATTTTCTACTCTGTATCAGAAATATCACGCAGCCAGTTGAGTATGGCGGTTTTGGCTTCTTCTAAGCCATAGGCTATTGCACCTTTGCGGTTTATTGTTGAGATAAATTTTGACCACCAGAGTTTTTGATTAGGATTTAATGTGCCAATTTTTGTTTTTAATTCTAGGTGTAGAATATATGTAAAACCTTTATGCGGTTTATATAGTGTAAGGTCGGGAAAGCCGCTTACCAAGCCAGATTTCTTATCTAGTATGGCAGTAAGTTGAGATTTCTTTCCTTCATTTTTTTGCCAAATAACTTCTATTGTTGGATATTCTTGCTTTATCCATTTAATCAACTCTCGCTGAATTGTTATCTCGGTGTTTTTTCTTGTCATTCCCAATGATATTTTATGATTTTTATAAACTCGCCTGATGTATCTATTGTAAGCTTTTTAGGTTTCTTTAGATTATCCCAATTAACATAACCACCAGTCCAGCCTCTTTGTTTAAGCCAACTTGCTTTTTTATTATTCCAAATATATTCTGGCACTTTAAACTTGCCGCAGAAATAATAAACCTTTAACATTTGATTTCCCTTACTACTTTTCCAATCTGGGAAATACTTAATATCCGTTACATGATATGTTTTAATAGGCTTTCTTGCGGCATTAATATCTGTTTCATCATCAAAGTTTTCATCAAACTCAACTTCTTTTTGCTCAACTAAAAACTTATAATTGCATTTCGGACATTCTTTTGAAAGCGCAGGTATAAGTTCTTCGCAGCTAGGACAAACTTTGTTAGATTTCTTTTTACCAGCTTTAACAATTTGACCATCTAAAAACTTCCATGATGTATCAACTAATCCACCATGAGCTTTTAAGTTTCCTGCAAAATCTAAAACATAGGCAACTGGTTTAGAGCTTTGTGCAATAGCTTTAATTCTTTCTTCTTTTGTTGGTATATTCCAAATTTCTTTATCCACCAAGCGAGCTAATCTATATAACATTTGATGATGCAAAGATAATGATTGAGTTGGTCGCCAGTTTGCAAGCATATCCAACTCTGGGTCGTCATAACCTTCTGTTAGTATCTCAACATTCATTAACGCATTAAACTCTCCAGTTTTATGTCTGCGTAATATTTCTTTTCTTTCATCTTTTGTGTTATCGCTAGTTAACACGCCAGTTAAGCCATCAGAACCTTGTATTCTGAAACCAGCTTGTTTAAGTAGGTAGCCTATATTATTTGCGTATTCAACAGTAGGTGCAAAGCCTATCATCTTCTTTAAATTCTTTTGCTGAAAAACCTGAAAACATTTTTGTGTGGTTTTCAAAAGCACTTCTGGATTTAAACATTTCTTTGCAAAATCACCTTGAACATAGTCTTTTGCTAAAACTTGAACTTTAGATAAATCTGGTAAATATCCAACTTTATTAGATAGTGGCGTTACATAGCCATCTAACAACAAATCTTCATAACTCGTGAAATGGCAAACATCACCCCAACTTAATAATCCATCAGATAATCTATGAGGCAAAGCTGTAAACCCGACAACCTTTGCCATTGGGTAAGAGCGTATTAATTGCCAATACATAGATGTATCAGCTTCGTTATTAGAAACTCGCTGACATTCATCAATTAATATTAAATGTATTTTTCCTAATTGCTCGACTTTATTGTAAATTGTATTGATACCAGCAACTACAACATCTGCATCATATTCGTATCTGTTCAAGCTTGCAGATACCATTCCTAGTGAACTATGATTTACTTTTGAAATATTTTGAACGCACAATTCTTTTCTATGAGTAACGATTAATATTCTGTAGCCTTGATATTGTGCCGCATATTCTGCAAGGCTTGCGATTACTATAGACTTTCCACCAGCCCCACTTATAACGCATATACCTTTGCGTTGTGAGTTATGTAAGTGATTAATAATATCACTTTTAGCTCTGACTTGGTGTGGGGCTGGATTAAACATTATATAAATATCATTATAGAGGTATATCTTCTGTTGATGTTGCATTATCTGCTTTAGGCTCATAGAAGCTAACGATAATACTATCTTTACCTTCCTGTTTCGCACCAGCAGGATTAAATGTTGCTTTAAGTATTAAATATAAACCACCATCATTACCTTCCATTACTGAGCCTACATTTTCAAATCGACTTTTAGTTTCGCCTCTTGAATTAGTATAGCTTCCAGTTTTAACTACTGCATCATATTTTTTACCCATTATAGTTCTCCATTGTTGTTATCAAATTCGTTTGCCATAGCTTTTAATTCCTCTTTATAAGCAACAGCAGACTTTCTTTGTTCAGGCGTTAATTTAGTCCAAGCCGCCTGTAAAGCTTGATTACCCTTTTTAGCTTCCGCCTCTAAGGTTTTCTGCAAATCATCAGTTTGTGGCTCAACTGGAGTTGAAACTTCTGACTTTTTTTCTTTTAATGGTTGCACTGTAAAAGGTTTTTTGTTTGCGCGACTTGCTGTTAAAGCCATAGTTACTGGCTTGTCAATATTAGACATGTGCGAAATTCTAATACCACCAACTTCAATTCCACCAAAACGAACTTTTTCATCGCGATATAGCGTCATAGAGCGACCAACATATTTAGCTCCGTCTGCGCCCCATACATTAACTAAAACGCGCCTCATGCTTTTGCAAGGGTAAAAAGGCTTGTTATTATCACCCTCATAATTAATTGCTATAGGTTGCTCCTTGCTTTCCGCACCAGATACTTTAGTTATTTTTACTGTTATAGGCGAGCCTATTAAATCATCGGCGTTTAATTGAGTTGATTTAGCCTCAATAGTGTTAGTTAGATTTACCATAATACTTCTCCTCATTAATATATAAGCCTAATTCTTTAACCTTAGATACATAGGCTTTTGCTGCATCTAGTTCGTTTTTGTAAAGTCCCACAAAAATTCTTTTTTTATTTATCTGTAAATTTGTTATCCATTTTCTATGTTGTTTATGCCAACATACCCCCTTGTATTTGGATGTTGATTTTTTATTAGGTTTTCGATTTAACATATTTTCGCTATGCGTAACGCTTCTCAAATTAGATTTTCTATTATCTAAACTATTACCATTGATATGGTCTGTATACATATTATCGGGTGTCTTATTAACAACTCTATGCATTAAAATATGTTTGCGTTTACCATTACTCATGTAATTACTATTTCTCATTGCGTAAACATGATTTCCTACCAATACATGCCATTGCCATTGACTAAGATAATCGTAATCTTCATCATCCACTAGACATTCATAACCTTGTGTTAGTTTTATAGATTTCATATTACTATCTCCTGCTCAACTCTTCTTACTGTAGGATAAAACCCCTTAGACTTTTCGTTATACTCAGTAATTTTATCATTGACTTTTTGTTCAAATGCAGTTGCGGCTTCTATAATTGCATTTTGTATTTTCTCATCTGGTAATATTCTAGTTAAGAACATTGGCATACCACCACAATAAGAAATATAATCACACCAGTTGCGCTCTGATACTAAAAATCCTGTCTGCACTTGTATCATATGGTCTGGGTCTATTGTGCCAGATAACATTCTTTCAACTTGATATTTTTGTCTGCGTGATTTTATTTCAATAAAACCATATTCACCCACTAATCCATCTGGTGAAAAACCTAATGTAAAACCTAATTTATCATTAGTAATAAAACCCATTTCTTCTACAGGTGAATATTTTTCTGCATAAAGTATTTTAGCTTCAATCTCATCTTCTTGACCACGCAACATATCGTCATTAATATATGCTGGCTCAACATATTTAGTTATTCGTTGCGCAACTATCTCATACAAATGCGAACGCTCTTTATCATTACTCGCAATTTTAAATGTTGGTGTAATAATGTTTTTCATTTCAGATGCAGTTAAGATGCCACATCTAGCAGCTAGCCAGTCATCGCTACCTTGCTCTAAATCTTTAAAATATTTTATCATATAAATTTTTTATTTTTGTTGTTGACATATTTCTTATATAATACTAAATAATATTTTGTCAACACTTAAAAGAGAAAAATATTATGGAAAACATATCAATAACTTTACCGCCTAAATTAAAAGAAGAAATGGATAAATATGTAGCAGAGCAATCTGTTCTATTTGGAACTGATAGGTCTGAATATATACGAAACTTAATTATAGCTAATCTAAAGAAAAATGGTCGTATATAACAATTAATTAAGGCATTAAATATGTCTAAACTTTCTATAGTTGAAAAACCAACTTTAAACCCTACCTACAAACAATACTGGGAAAAGAAAATTGCAGTAATTCCAGAGTATATAAAGGACTTTAACTGGTCTTGTATTTATCGCGAGAATTGGAAACCAAATGAAGATACGCTTTTTGAATGGGAGTTAGAGCTTGAGCAAACTTATGCTCTTGTAACTGGCGCACCATCTGGTGTTATCGGTATTGATTATGATTTTGCAACCGAAGATGAGATTGCAACTGCAATAAAACATTTAGGCGATACGCCTTGTAAGAAGCGCGGCTCTAAAGGCTTAACTGCATTTTATAAATATAACAATGAACGCAATTTAAACTTTAAAAAAGATGGCGTGATTAAATGCGAGCTTCTTTCAACTGGGCGCAGAACAACAATACCACCTACGAAGCACAGAAAAACAGGAAAGCCGTATCAATGGATTGGCGAGCCACTTTGGGAATGTATTGATAGATTGCCAAGCTTGCCTGCAAATTACCAAGATATTTTAGATAGTATATTTTTAATTATTCGTGAGCCAGAGCGTGATTATCCTCGTGGTGAATATGACTTTAAGCCAAGTTATAATGATGCAGTTGAGGCTTTGTCTTATTGCGATGCAAATTGTGCTAATGATGATTGGGTTAAAATTGGCATGGCATTTAAGGCAGAAGTAGGTGATGCAGGATTTCAAGATTTTGACAATTGGAGCAGTAAAGGTAAGTCTTACGACAAACGCACAATATATTCTCGTTGGCGCACCTTTGACAGCCATAGCATAAGTTACGGCACTCTCGTATATTTCGCAAAACAAGGTGGATATAGACCGCCAGAGCGTGAGAAAGGCGAGCCTATAAAAGTTATAAGAGAAGAAGAGTGGACTGCGAAAAGATTAGAAAACTACGCAAAGCAAGTTAGAGAAAGTTCAGAGTTGCCTGAGTTTTATACAAACGCACCTCACCATATAAAAGAAATATGTGATTGGATTGTATCAACTGCTCGTTATCCACAGCCATTAATAACGCTAGGTGCTGTTTGTGCTTTTATGGGCTTTTATATGGACAGAAGTTTTAAGTATAAAGGCATTAAAGGTAATATGTATAATATTAATCTTGCTCGCTCAACGCATGGTAAAGAACATATTATGCAGTGCATAAGGGGGCTTGCGAGAGAATTATCTTTAGATGATTTGTATGGTGGAGCTGGTGCAACTGCTGATACTGCGATATTTAAAAAGTTAGATAAAAACAATGGTATATATGCTTATATAATTGACGAATTTCAAGTTTTTATGAAAGTTTTATCAGCTAAAAAAAGCTCTAATGCAAGAGAGGCTGGATTAGTTTCGTTTCTTTTAAAAGCATATACCAGTAAGGTTCTTGATAGTGTTGATTATGCAGATGATGAAAAAAATAAATCTATTAAAATAAAAGACCCTGTTTTCTCTTTAATATCTTGTTGCACACCAGAGCCTTTTTTTGATGCAATAAGTAGTGCTGAAGCATTTAATGGTATGGTTGGGAGGTTTACCATATTTGAAGCACAACCAATATTACCGCAAAGAAATAAAAATCATAATCCAGAGGCAGATGTTGAAATTCCTTCTCGTATTATAGACTTATTAAAAGATATAAAAGCAAATAGAATTAGAGAATTTTTACCAGATGGCTCTTTTACTTATGCAAAAACTACGCAAGTTGTAGAAAGCCCAGAAGGGTATGAATTGGCAGAAAAAATATGTGATGAAATAGATGATAAGCGCAGAGAGTATGACAAAACAAATCCTCAAATGGCATTGATTATTGGTCGTATATTTGAGCTTATCAAAAAATACACATTAATAGCATCTAAAGGCAAACAAATAGAACCTGAACATATTTTATGGGCTAAATCTGTTGCAGATTATAACTTGGGTATAATGCTTACTGCCGCAGGAAAAATTGCTGATAATGATTTTGAGAAAAAGAAAAATCAGGCTTACGATTATATATTAAAAAGAGGCGGAATTGTTACGCAATCAGAATTTACAAGTGGTTGCAGAGTATTTAACAATGGTAAGGAAAGGCAAGATGTAATGAAAGACTTAGAAGATGCGGGTAAAATTGAAAAGAAAAAAGACCCAACATCTACTAAGCCTAAGTTTGTATATGAAATTATAGGTTAAATTAATCGCGCTCTAAAAGAGTTAAATAGTCAACGCCTGTGTCGTCACGCAAACGCTCGTTTAAAGCTTCGCAAATAAGAATTAAAGCAATTCTTGACTTTGCAACATGCTTAAATTCTTCGGTTGCTTTTAAACTTTTAATTACTTCATGCAATTCTGCATTTATTGATATTGATGATGGTTTGGTCATATTATATTGCCTCATTTATTATTTTTAAAATTTCTTTTTTATCTTTAAATATAGTAATTTTTCCATTATCATTATATTCATTCTCAAATGTATTGAAAACAATTTTACTACATGGAACAGGCTGATACTTTTCATTAACCCCATTGGCATCTTCTATATATAAAATATTGTCAACATTTATTATATATCTATCTATTTGTATTAAGTTATTTTTCATCTTATTCAACTCCAATTATTATAAGCATTATTATTGTTAAAAAAAAGTATATCATTTTCTGCCCTCTCTATGTTGCATTATCTTATTAATCCAATATTCGCATTTTGCAGTAGTAGATTTTGGGTTGTGCTTCCGATATAATTCTCGTAAACTATACACATCTTTTGCATTTGCTATTTCAGATTTTTTCATTTCTGCCCCTCCTTTAAACGCTGTTTAAATCTCCTATCCAATGTGCTTTTAGCAAACTGACTAGCCATTGAATAAGATAAATTGTATTTTAAACCTAGTGCAGTTAGTTCTTTGCCGTCTTTACACTTGGCAATTTCTGCAATAGGTATGGTGAATTTAGTCATAGGCTTTCAGCTCCTTTTCTATTTTACTAAGCAGGGCGTCTATCTTATCCTTACTATAAACATAAGTTTTTCCGTCTATTCCTTCCGTTGCATTGAGTAATAGAAAGTTGGATATATTGTATAGGATTTGTTTGTTGTCTGTGTTTGTCATTACAAAGCCTCACTTATTCTATAATACTCGGTTTTTAAATCCTTGATTTTTTGCCTGATGCCTACTTTTAGAATATAGTCTGCATCTTTTAGGTTTTTTTCAAGCTCTTCAAGTTGTTCGTTAATTTGATATATACGGCTCATTATTCCCCCGCTAATTGGCTTATATCTTCAACTTGAGCAGATTGGTTGAAGCATAACTCCCCTGCCTTGCGCTCGTATAAATCCGCACCGATTAGAATTACTGCTAATGTTAACATGCCACCAATGTATAATAAGATGTTTTTTAAGTCTTTCATGGTTTTTCCTTATATAATTATTAATTGTTGCGCTTTTT